TGGGAGTAATCGGGCCGAAAAGAATGGATTATGCAAAGGTAGTTGCAAGTCTTGACTGCATATCCGAGCATATTGATAAAATTCTGGATCAGCTCTATAAAGGAGAAAGTGAGGGATAGCCTTGACAAAACAAAAGAATAAGGAAAAGGAAAATAAACAGGAAGCTAAGGCAGCGGAGGAAGCGGCTGAAAACACCGAAGCCGAAGAAAAACCGGCTGAAGCTCAAAAAGAAGCGGCTCCCGAAGAGGTTAAAGAAAATTCCGATGATAAGCTCAGAGAGCATCTGTACGATGCGATTGAACGTGTACTCGTCTATGACACTGAGACAATCGAAATTGTCTGGAAGTTCAACGAATCGAAAATCGGCACCGATGAAAACATCGGAGTTGCGAAGTGACTCCGATGTTTCATTTCGGGCAATACTGTCGAATTTGCTCCTAAAATAACATAATCCATCGAAACCTCGTAGGCGCATCGTAGCACCATCCGGAAGGCCCAGAGCCATTGATATTAAAGGCTTTTCGGATAGTTTGTAAAATTTTTTTGCACCTACTTGACATAAAGGGACGATCTGGGCAGGATCGTCATTCCGAAGGAGATCAGAAGAACCCTCCGTATCCGCGAGGGTGACCCGTTGCAGACATCATTGACACAGTGGGAGAAATACTGCTTTTCTATGTTGGATTTGGCTAAAAGGC